GCCGTCTGTTGCATCGCGGAACAAACCAGAATACTTTGTTCCTGATGAAACGTACTTACCATAGAAACCTACGTCAACTACATCTGTTGAGTTGTTCGCAGCCAACTTGATCATCGAGTCATCAACATTGAGAGTTGATGAAGAAATATAAGTTACTGCGCCTTCAACAGTCAGATCACCGTCGATGATTGTAGAACCGCTGATTCGTGTGTTACCAGAAACAGCAAGGTTTGTTCCAACAGTTAGACGACCTGAGTGATTGAAGAACCCTGATGTTGACGGACTTGACTTGACTGCGTAAGTAGAAACTGCATTAGCAACTTCTAGGTATTTGGCAACGTTGAGATTAGCTGTATCCAGAGGAGCCCAATAGACACCAGTTCCAGATGTTCTTAGATAGTAACCAGAAGTTCCTGCCGTATTGTTAGCAACAAGAGTTCCACCAAGTGTTGTATTACCAGAAACCGAAAGGTTTTGAGAAATCGTAGCGCGGCCGCGCATAGTCAATAGAGCAGGCGTGCTATTTGATCCAAAAGTTACAAATCCACCAGTAATTTCTGCTGCACCTGTAACAGAAAATTTTCCTGAAACAGAACTGTTACCAGAAACAGCTAAGTTCGTAGAAATTGTAGCACGACCGGTATGCGCAAGTACACCAGAAGTCGTTGGGTTTACTTTTGTTGCGTATATAGCAGCAGCATTGGCTACTTGAAGGCGATCCGAGATAAGTGTACGGAGCGCTGTATTGGTACCCGTTAGATTTGTATTGACGAGTGTAATACGGCTTGCTTGTGTAGCAATCGAAGAGTTCGTATTGGCTAATGCGCTATTGAACGTAGTCGTATTGACTTTTGTTGCGATATAAGAATTTGTATTCGCAAGAAGAGTATTTACGTAAGAGTTAGCTGCTGCATATGCTTTTGTTGCATATACTGAAGAAGCGTTGGCTACAGTGATATACTGATTACCAATTGTATAAATCGAAGATCCGTCACCAACGAACAGTTTACGATCTGGAATGTTAACCGCAATTTCGCCGGCAGCCAAAGAGGACGGCGCAGATCCTGGCGTCGTACTTCTTTTGATTTTAATTACTGATGCCATTTCTTACACCTCTGTTCTTGAACATTGAGCCATCTGCGCTCTTGCGTTCTATTTGTTTTTCTTCTATAATAGGTTTTATTCTTTCACCAGTAACATTATCAAGCAAATCTTTTAGATTTTTTCGATCAACTTTAGTAAACTGATCTAGTTGTTCTTTATACTCGCTATTTATATTTTTTAGCTTATTGAGTTCTTTTTCGAGCATTGTGTTTTTAGTCGTCAATAAAAGTATCTGTTGCTGCAGCTGATTGATTTTGGTTTGCTGCTGCTCCATAAACTCATTGATAACTTCAAGCTCTTTGCCCTCTTCAAATGTATCAGACATTTACGAATAAGAACCTCCATCCACGTCATCGAACTTGGGAATCCCGTTAGATCCGATCTGCATTACCTTACCGCTTGTTCCTGTAGCAAAAGCGAATGCTGTGCTATTCGAAGCATACATCACGCCATTTTGCGTTAGGGAAGACTTACCTGTGCCGCCGTATTGAACACCAAGAACATTGTTCAATACAAGATTTGTAATTGTAAGATTTTCAAAGGAGCTAGGTGTATTGGACGATACAACAACGCTTTTAGCTTGAATAGATGCAGGCTGATTGTTACTAGTTACAAAAGTGATAACACCATTACCACTGGCTTTGATTTGAGCTCCAGCAAGATAAATTGTATTACCAGCTAGGTAAAGCGATCTCCATCTCTTTGTAGGAGTACCGAGATCATATGTTATATTAGCTTGCGGAACAACATTAGTTGTTATACTTTCAAGATTAGCTGAGGCCGCGCTAATTTCATTATACTTGGCAATTCTAATGCCGCCAACAGTTACGCCATCATGAACGCGCAGCGTCTTATTCGTGGTGTCAACAGTGATTTCACCGTTCGCTCCCGTGAACGAATTGTGTTGTCCTGCACTACCTCTTCTGAACTTGACTTGAATTGCCATTACAGCGTCCCGTAATCTCTGCTTGTTTCTACATCAACCGAGCTTGTAATCAAACCATAGTCAAGTGCTTCAGCTGAAAATCCTCCACCTCCTCCACCAGATGACGCAGCTACATCCGCGATGTATGCGTTGGTGTTAGCTAATAATAATTTGACATATGCATTAGATGCAGCATATGCCTTTGTTGCATATTTAGCCGCTACGTTGGCTACTTGAATTCTATCGTTGATAAGCGTACGAAGGGCTGTATTAGTTCCTATAATACTAGTCCATGTAGCTTTACCAGCCAATAGTGTATTGACATTAGCAATTTGATAACGGTCGCTTATAAGAATCCGCAGTGCAGTATTAGTTGAGGTAAGAGCAGACCATGATGCTCCACCACCACTTGCAGCAACAGAAGAAATATACGCATTAGTATTTGCTAACGCTGCATTGAACGTAGTCGTATTGACTTTTGTTGCAATATAAGAATTTGTATTGGCTAATTGTGCTTTGATAAAAGCATTTGTATTAGCCAATGCAGCACGTTCGATAGCTTTTGTTTGATATGTTGCTGACGCGTTAGCTACTTGAAGTCTATCACTAATAAGTACACGAACAGCGGTATTCGAAGCAGCATATGCTTTAGTTGCAAACTTTGCGTTCGCATTAGCCACTTCAATATAAATGTGTTCATTGCTACCAATTTCATTGACAGCATCAATAATCTCGTTGACTTTGAGTCGTAGAGATCGAATTGTTGTTGTAGCACTTGTATTGGCTACTCCAATTGGATGGCTCATGGATTCTCCAGAGCATCGATACGAGCTTCAAGTGCGGCAATTTGAGAAAGTGCATTATTGAGTGCAGTTGTCAATACATTGATTGTATTTGATGAAGCACCGGTTACGTTTACAACAACAAGATCATTTTCGTTTAGATTACCAAGTTCTGATTTTGTAACCAGAAGTGGAGCAGAATTACCAGCGCCGCCAGATACAGTTCCAGCTTGCCACTTACCAGTTGATGAGTTATAAACAAGTGCTTGACCATTGCTCGCGCTTTTCAAGCTTGCATAATCAACGTCATCTAGTTTGTGAAGATTGACTTCACCAGACCCAGACGAGCGACCAAGTCCCATTGCAGCAGAGAAAGCAATACGCGAGATGCGTTTTTCTGCGCCGTCGAGAAACTGTTCTACTTCTTTGCGAAGCGGAGCGATGTCAGCCATAGGACCAACTGGACCGGTTTTACCTTGCGGTCCAGGATCGCCTTTGTCTCCTTTATCACCCTTGTCACCCTTATCACCTTTCTCACCACGAGCACCAATCTCACCTTGCTCACCGATGAAACCGCGAGGACCAATATCACCTTTATCACCCTTGCTACCTTTTTGTCCACGCTTACCTTCTGGTCCGCGCAAACGAATCTCTCTAAGCTCAACGATACCGTTGGACTCTGAAAGATTCTTTAGCTCTTGGATAATTTCGCGCTTGACTTCGTTTGCTTCTGCGTAGGCAAATTTGGCTGCGATAGAAAGGATCTTAGCCTTTTCAAGTTCGAAGGATGGACTGTTTAGATGTTCTTCAATACGTTGAACGATATCTTGGCGCAAGTCATCAGCTTCCGCCTTAGCAAACTTAGCAGCAATAGAGAGTAGCTTTGCTTGTTCGACCTCGTTCATTTTTACAATTCATCCTTGATCTCTTCCATTTCGTCAGTCAAGTCTTCTTTAGAAACTTCTTCGATAGCACGTGTCATGCGTTCAATAAGTTTCTTATCTTCCTCGGTCAAAGGTTTAGGTGAGAACTCTTCCTTTACCTTCTTTGCGCCAGGAACATCGTGCTTGACTTTGATTTCAAGTTTTTGTGGCGTTGATTTTTCTTTTTGATTGTCTGGCTGTTGTGGTGGTTGCTGCTGAGCCTGCTGATCATTTACTTCAGCTTCTGCTTCAGCTTGCATTTGACCTTCTACAGCCATTTGTTGGTCGATCTCTTGAATTTCTTCATCTGTCTGACGAAGAACATGCTTACGAATCCATTCAACCGAATAGTATTTGCCAACATAAGCATCAACGATACCAAGAACAGCAAGACGATTGTTCATCATATCCTGTTCTTTGATTTCAGCGTAGTAGTTATCGCGCTGGAAATCATACTTGATATCATTCTTCATATCTCTCCATTCTTCGCGAGTCATTACACCCGTAAGAAGAAGTTGGATTTCAAGAAGATTATCAAATAGTTGTGAGAAACGGTCGCGCAGACGTTCAATAAACTTTGCAAACTTTACTTCGTCGCGAGTAATTTCGCCGTTACGACCAAGTGAAAACTGACCATCTGGTTCAAGACGAGAGATCGGAACAGACAAAGCCTTGTAGAGCTTCTTGCGGAAGTAGTCTACGTCTTCCATCTGACCAAGGTTTTCACCGCCAGGCAATGTAGTAATTTCTGTACCGCGACCACCTTCACGACGAGGAAGCCAATAGTCTTCCAGCATAGTCATAAACTTGCGTGAGTCTTTGACAGCGCCAGTATCGGCGTCATAGACAAGACGATTCTTGTGACGAACCATCATGTCGCGGACATACTGTTCTGCTTTTGCTTTAGGCAAGTTACCAACATCGATGTAGAAGATACGACGTTCAGGCGCGCGCGCGAGACGGTAGATAACTACAGCGTCTTCCAACATACGCAACTGATTGAGTGGCTTGATTGCTTTGTGAAGATACGAAAGAACCATGCGGTTACGAGCATCCAGCAAACCGCTATGTGTATAGATAATAGCATCTTTGGAAATCTTGACACCTTGTGTCATAGTTCCCTGTGCAAGACCAGCTAGATTGTAAAGGTAGTATTCTTCGTAAGCTGGAACAATTAGCTTTGAGTTTTGACCAACAATAGGTGTACGGCGCAAAGGCTGACGAACTTTACGAATACGACGAGGGTCGATATAGCGTAGCTCTTGAATACCTTTACGTGGACTATTGATATCGACCATAATATGGTAGAAGAGACGTCCGTCAATATACCAACGACGGAAAATTTCATAAGCCATATTATTGAAATCAAGCAACTTTAGAATAGTATCAAACTCTTCCTGAATGCGCTTCTTTACGCTTTCAGGTTGCTTTAGATTTTCAAGATTGAGTGAAATGGGTTCGTCGTGATCGTCGGTAATGATAGCTTCATTTACAACGTCATCAATTGCAGACTCGCACTCTGGATACATCGACATCTCACGATATCGAGTAATGAGTTCTGCTTCATTCTTCGCAACGCCTTCCATATCGACAAACGTGCCATATGCTCCACCAGGAGCAACTTCCATAGCACCGTCGAGATTAGGGGGAGGGCTGAAGGTAGGAACTTGCTGGGCTTTACGCTCAGATTCCTCTTCTTCCCTCCCAACACGGAAGCCAAATAATTCGATTGCCATTTACTTTCCTTCAGATGATTTATAACAAAGCGGCAATCAAATTAGGTATTGATTACCCTGTTGTTGACGTCTTTATCAACAGCCCAGTAATCGTATGCGAATTCAACCGTGAATTCTTCGATAGCATCAGTTGTTTCCCAGTTCAGTTCAATGTTACCAACATTGATTGGGAAGATGTTGACGAAGGTGTATTCACGAGTTGGGATTGCAGCATCGCCAGAATTTGTTCCACCAGCGAAGACACCAGTCTTAGCGTAGTGACGAACAGTAGCTGTTGTGCGATAAGATGCAAGACCTGATTCAGTGATTACTGAAGGATCACGAAGATTGTTTTCGTGAGAGTTGATGAATGAAGACCACTTCTCGAAAGCGTTGCGAACGAGGAAGTCTTCATCATTCATTACTGTAACCTGCCAGTTATCGAATGTGCGGTTACCAGCCATCTTTACCTTGCGACCGAAGTATGGAACATCGATCTGACCAACGATTGAAGATGGAATCGAAGAAGCCTTACACACAAAGCGGAATTGATTTTCCGCTGTTGGCTCAGCAATACCAGCCGGTAGCGTCATGAATACTTCGAAAAGCGAAGCTCTTGCGCCACCGTATGGCAAACCTTGTGAGGCGAACGTAGATACATTAAAGGGCATTAGTTTTTCTCCCTATCCTTTCTATTATTTAGTTCGCCTTTTAGAACTTACCTACAACTTCGGTGAAGTCAACGCCCGTGCGAACTGCTACGAAGTTGAGCTGGATGAAGTTGATCGAACGAGCAGGCTTGATGTAGATATCACCGACGAACTCGTTGCGGTCAATAACTTCTGGCGTATTGTTTGTTTCGTCGCAAACAACACGGAAGTCTGTGATACCACGACGACCCTGAACGTCACGAAGGAATGGTTCTACCAGAGCCTTGAACTGAGCACGAGTGAACGCGTCGTTGAACTCGAACAGAGTGTACTTAGCTGCTGTAGCGATTGCCTTTTCCAGAACAATGAACAGACGACGAACATTGATGCGGTCGAAAGCGGATGGCTTTGTCAGCATTGTCTTATCGCCGAACAGGATAGTTCCTTCGCCTGGGAATGTTGTAATCGGGTTGATACCAGCCTTGTAAAGAGCATCACGTTCTGTCTTGTTAGGATTGAACGCAAGCTTGATTACATTCTTGATCTGACCGCGATTGAAACCAGCTGGTGAATACCAAGGATCACGATCAATATCTGTACGAACCATTGTACCAGCTGTATCGCCGTTGCAAGGAACATATCGGAATAGATCGTTATACTTATCGTATTGATACTTCCATCCAGAGTCGATTACTGCATACGAAGTTGATGGCAGTAAATTACGGAAAGTAATAATGTCATCTACTTCAGCGCCAGCATAACCCGAGTTGTTTACAACGTCGGCTTGACGTGGTGAGAAGATAGCAATACAATCCTTACGGTATTCGCAGATATTGTTGATGATGTGAACAGGAACTGTAGCTCCAGTTGGTCCACCGCCAAGAATCAATGATACGTCAACAGATTCGGCAGACTTGAATAGATTATATCCGTTGATATAATCTGCCGCACGAGGCTGTGCACCATCACGACCGTTATGAAGAGTAAAGACTACTGGTTTACTTGTTGTTCCAGCTCCACTATTGTGATTTACAGCTTGTGTTACTGATTTCGTATTGATTCCAGAAATATGAGCAGCCCACCACAACCAACGAGAATTCTTGTTGATGTAGTTTGAATAGTGAATAATTGTTCCATCTTCGCTATGGGCATTTGAAGCCTTCGAAAGCGCAGGGAATACCTCAAGAATTGTATCTGATACACCAGTAATACCACCTGTCTTGTCAACAACTACAACATGCATTTCATCGTTTGAACCGCCATACTTAGCAGCTTCAGTTGAAGTGCCTGGAGCAGAAGGAACATAATCGTAGTATTCCCAACGACGAGTTACTGTTGCAGAAGAAACGGCGTTACCAACATATGCAGAAGAAAGTGTCAGAGAGGTATTGCTTGCAATTGCAGATACTTTACGCTGAACTCTATCTGGTCCAAGTAAGAGAATATCGCCAAGTGCAACCTGACTTGAGAATACTGTTCCTGAACCAGTTACAGATGTTGCGCCGTTTGCAACTGTAAGAGTTCCTGTTAGTGTACGCTCGTAAGCATTAGATGACAAGCAAGCTGAAACTTTGATATTGTTACCAAGAACACCTGGATACTTAGCAACCCAAGAACCAACACCGGTAATACCATTTGAATAATTGTTATCATAATCATCTTCGTTCTTGATAATTGTATTTTGAGAATTAGACGAAGATGCAATAGCGTTTCTTGCACGAGCTGTATTTGAAGAAACTGTACCAGACTCGTTGATAACACGAACTGTATAGAGCGCGTTTCCGTATGCAAGAAAGTTTGCAGCAGTAAAAAAGTCTACAGCTGTATTTGTATTTGGCTGATAGAACTGCTTTACAAGAGTGTCTTCCGAGTCAACAAGGACGCGCTGACCAACTGGACCCCACTTGAAATGACCGGCAAATGCACCAGTTGTTGTTGAAACAGCAGGGATAATTGTTGTGAGATCGATCTCACTTACATTAACGCCTGGAGAAACTTGGAAACCCATCGGACTTATCTCCTTTTATGTAACGAAGGTATATGTAGCTTCGCGCCCTGAATCCTACTCGGTTTATTTATAAAAAACGGACTTTATTACCAAATTCGCCCGTCATTGAAGCCAGACTCAAATTCTTCAGAACTTCCGCTGTCCATTGAGTGGGTTTGATCGCCAGCATCAAAAAAACCAGCTGGAAGAAGGTCCTCATGAACATCTTTTAGTGTTTCACTCGCAAGATTTTTACGAACATCGCTATTTGTCAAGTCTTTGAAGTATGGTTGGGTAATCAACCAGCCAAAAAGAACCAAAGTCATAGCTAGGTCATCATGACAACCTTCTTCAGCTTTATAGGTGTCTTTTGTTTCAACAAAGGTAGAAAGCTCTTCGATAGTATCAAAATCAGTAATGAGTAGCTTATTGCTTTCTACGATTGTCTTTAGATTTGAGCAACCAATCTTCTTGACAGCTTTTGTTGTGCGAACACCAAATGCTGATCTTGCATTGAAGCCGCCACCAATCTTGATATTCTTGTTTTTAGTGAAGGTAGCAATAACATTTTCATATTCAAGATCGGTAAAGAGCGACTGAACAACCTGCTGACCGATGTTGTTAGTTTCGCCGAGTACCCAAGCGTTATTATACATTCGACAGAAACGATAGATTACGTCTGGAAACATAAGCGGAGAAACATCTCTACTTCTATACTTAGCCACTTGTTTATACGGCATTTGAGAAACATCAAAGATTGAAAGTGCTGAGTAGTCGCCGCCAACACCTTCTGATACGTCAAATACAGCAACATACAGCTTTCTTGGATCTGGTTCTTCATAAAAATCTAAACCAAACTTATCTTTTGTTGCTGGCAACCAAGTTAGCTCACGCAGCTTCATAGGATGAATCAACGTGCTTGTCGAGCCAATAAACTCGCACTCAAACTCTTGGCGGAACTGCTCTTCGCTGGTATTGCGAATGGTCTGTTCTTTCCACTTGTCATCGCGTCCAGGAACATCCGACCAGTGAATCTCAATAGGAACATACTCGCTTCGCTTCTCTGTAGCATCAACCCACATCTTGAAGAAGTGATTCATACCATTTGGTGTCGACACAATAATGATCTTGGTTGTTTGACCAGACGAAATTGTAGGATAAACCGAAGCAAAGAACTGATCAGCAAGATTGCGCTGCACGAACGCAAACTCGTCGAGAAAGATTAGATTGAACGATCCACCGCGGATGGCGCTAGATGATGTAGCAGCCGCAAGAACCTTTGAGCCGTTTTCAAGTTCAATATTACCTTTGTTCCAAGTAACAACACCTTGCTGCAACCATTGAGGTAAATACTCGTAAGCAAGTTGTAACTTAGCCAAAAGATCGCGCGCGAGCGCGCCCTTGTTCGCGAGAATAGCAACATTCTGTTGATCCGTAAAAAGAATCAACCAAAGAATATATGCAATAGACGTTGTGGACTTACCAACCTGACGAGGAAGCTTGCAGATAGAAAAGCGATTGTCTGCAAACGTGTGCAGCATCTTCGCTTGGAAATCCCACATATTGAATGGGATGAGACCTTTATCTACGTTGACGATTCTAATATAGGTGCGTGCAAAGTATTCCACATCATTAGCGCACTTCATATACTCTTCAACCTGTTCTTTAGTATATGAATGAATAACGCCAGCAGCTTTTAGATTTGGATTACCAAGATATGTCTTTACAGCCATTATTTTCTACCATTGATAAGAGACTGCAACTCCGCAGCGCTACCAACAAAGATGGCGTTCTGTGCATTGACACCACCACTATTGTTGCTTGCCTTATCAGTATCGTCTTTCTTTAGATCCTTTAGTTTTTTCTGGATGTCAAGTAAATCTTTGTTAGCGTCAACCAACGTCTTGATAAGACCTCCGACGACTTCAAAGGCTCTTGGATGCTCTGAGGTTTTTGCCACAAGCAAAGCCTCTTCCAGAGCATCATTGCCTTTGTGGATGATGTTGTGAAGATTGTTACGAGCAGTTGCGAAATCGTCGTCCACATCGGAGCTTACCTCAATAGGTGGTAGCGTTTCTACCATTGGTGGAGACGCCGGTAAGTTGAGCGCGTTTTCGACACTCAATTCAAAGTTTGTTTTATCTTTCATGATATCGGTTCGTCATTTCCTGTTTTTGGATTATACTTTAGACCGTCTGTATAGAAGAAAGTATTCGAGCAGAATCCATAATCGTCATCAGCTTCGATCTGAGTATATGGAATTGATGCTGCGCTATTTGTTGTTGGACTGCCGTTAGCCAATAGTCCAGGTTGAACAACAATACGCGAGCTGCGACCAGTTCTAGCAACATCATCAAGTGTAATTTTATTGCCAGTATTTCCTGTAACAATACCAAAATCGATTTGCGAACGCTTGATAATACCCTGACGACGAACTGGACCGTAGAAGTAACCTTTGACCGTAAAATCAAATGTATAAATCAAGGCACGACGAGTATCAAAGTTGCCTTCGTATGTATCCTCAATCGAAACTGTATTGAGAATGGTAGGCACATCCTGAGTAATGCTCATCTCTGGAATTAGACGAACTTGGTTAGTCCACTCTGGTCCAAAGTAAGGAACAATCTGTTCCATGATCTGAGCGCCATCGTCGGCGTTGCGAACGTAAGCATAAAGATTGAAGTTCAGGTCATACGGAACAGGCATATAAGTGAAGTCGAGCTTATTCTTATCGCTTACAACCTTTACATTGCGTGATGTTCCCGCAAGTCGGCGCGATCCATCGTAGGCAAGAGTGGTCATCTCAAAACCCATACGCGGAAGCTGGATAGCAACCTGCTGGTCAAGATTAGGATCTTGCGTGATGCGGACAAGGAATTTTTCTTTTGGTCCATAAGCAAGCGGAACAGCCACAGATTGTAACGATACGCCAGTTGTGTCTAAACGACGAACAACAATATCGTTGAACATGTTACCAAACATGATAACATACTTACGAATAGACTGATGATAAAACTGTGATCCGAACATTAGAACCTATCAATTTCTGAGAATGGGTTACGTTCGCTAAAGTCTAGATAATCAAAGGACTTAGCAGTAAACACTTCGTTGTTAGCGGTTTTGTTTTGCGTTTCGACGCGATATTCTTGCAGCATATAACCACCATCTTCAGCCAACATATTGTATCCGTCTTCCGTCTGAATCTGATAGATAAGAATATCTTGGCTATAACGAGTTTCGATGGCGTCAATTTCGGTATTGCCTGTAGCAATATCAATAGCGCCCATACGATCTACGAGTTCGCAAGTCAGTTCGTATGTGTATAGCTTGCCATGCTGATAGAAGATGTTTTCATGCTCGACAAACTTTACTTCATACAGCTTCTTGTTCAGCGGAAAGTAAACAAAGTCGCCTTCGAATGGACGAGGTGAAGTTGTTTGATAACCTTCAGTTCCGCCATTTTCTAAACGCAGAGCAACAGAGTTAGCCCAAGCTTTAGTGTTAGCGTTTTCCATCTGAATGTTGTAACCA